GCGGAGGTTATTAAATAAGTTATGAATAAAAGGTTATGTATTATATTGTTGAAACAGAACAACAGCTAAAAAGGCTATATTGTTCCGGTAATGAATGTTATATTAGGATAATCCCTATGAATGATGAATATCATTCTATCCTATCTTCCCCATGTTTAGTTTATTTTAAAACACTAAACGGTAAGGGATATATGTTTCCTATTAATCATAGTGAAGCTTTTAAGTTATCTTTTGAAGAAGTAATGCAGTGGATAGATTCTAAGTTTAAGAAAATTTATACTCTAAATAAGAAAGAAGTTTTGTATTATTTTAATAGTGATAAATTAATTGATATAACTGATGGAAACCATTCTGTGGTTTATAGGAGTAAGTTTGCTGATAGGATGTATAATAAATTCCCTAATTTGGAGTTTGTTAACTCTCTTATTCCCATATCGAAGCATTATGAAACAGAAGAAAAAACTTTTGAGGAAATTAGACAATTTCTTAATAAAGATCCAAAAGATTTTTATAATGATATTTTCCCGAAAGTCTTCAAGGCAATCGAAGAACAAGGAATAAGAATACATCCTGATTATTTCCATAAACATTTTAGTTATAACGAAAAATCATGGTTTTTAAACGGTGAAACCGTGTATACTAAATATAACCTATACAACCTCACCACTCGCCCAACAAACTCATTTAATGGCGTTAACTTTGCTGCTTTAAATAAGAATGATGGTTCAAGGGTTGCTTTTATTCCTAAAAATGATTTATTTTTTGAGTTTGATTATGATTCATATCATGTAAGAATTTTAGCTAAATTAATAAATTATCCATTAGATAATGAATCTGTGCATACTCAATTAGGAAAAATGTATTTTGATAAAAAAACATTGACTGATGAAGAATATAAACGCTCTAAAGAATTAACATTTAAACAGTTATATGGAGGTGTGTTTGATCAGTACAAAGATATTCCATTTTTTAAACTAATGAATGGATATGTAGATAAATTATGGGAAAAATTTAATACCGAAAATAAACTTAAGTTAATAGGAGGTAAGATATTAACTAAAGAACAAATACAAAATCCAACACCTAATAAAATACTTAATTACATTATTCAATCGGCGGAAACATACAACAATGTAATTTCTGTAAAAAAAGTTATAGAATATTTGGAGAATCGACAAAGTAAAGTTATATTATACACATACGATTCGTTTCTCATAGATTATTCTATCAGTGATGGTAAAGAAACCCTTCAAAAAATAAAACAATTATTGGAATCTGAGGGTTATGTTATAAAAGCCAGTTATGGCCCCAATTACGATTCCTTAAAAAATATTTAATATTTATGGTAGATATAGAAATTAATTTAGACGATTTGGCAAATAAACTTTTTTGCACTTTTACAACAAAGGAAGAATTAGATTCCACTTTAGATACAATAAAAGATCAGTATCAAATATTATTTAATAAAATATTTGTTCTTTTTGTTGAATCAACAAATGAGTATGTTTGTACTTATAATGTGGATTCCTTTAATATGTCTAATACTATATTAGATAATACTATTCTATTACATAGAAAGAAAGATTCAAATACGTTATATACAATAAATGCCCTTAATGACTTAATTAAATCATTAAATGAAGGTGTTTTAGATACTAGCTTTAAAGTAGATTGGCAAGATTACAGAAATTGTATTTTGTTAACTACTGGAGGTGAATTAAAAAAGCTAGATACAAAAGTACACAATATTCTTACTTTTTAGCCAAAAATATTTGGTTACCACTTTTTTTTTTATTATATTACTAACAGTTACATTAAAACAAATAAATAGTTATGGATTTAAATTTAATCTCAAGCAAGTTAGAAAAACTTCAAGCCCCGCAAGGGCAACAATCCCAACAAAAGTTTGACAGAAGTCAATATTTTTGGAAGGCACCACAAGGTAAATCACAAATTAGATTTGTGCCTTATGTGGAAAACAAAGACAACCCATTTCAAGAAGTGTTTTTTCACTATGGAATAGGTAATAGAACAATGATCTCACCTATTAATTTTGGTGATAAAGATCCAATTGTTGAATTTTCAAAAGAATTACGTAAAACATCTGAACCTGAAAATTGGAGACTAGCTAAAAAGTTAGAACCAAAAATGAGGGTATTCGCACCAGTTATAGTTCGTGGTGAAGAAAACAGAGGTGTTAGATTTTGGGAATTTGGAAAGCAAGTATATCAAGAATTATTAAGTTATGCTGCAGACGAAGATTACGGTGATTTTACTGATGTGATGTCTGGTTTAGATATGACAGTAGAAGTAGTCCAAGGTAATCCTTATCCACAAACTTCAATCCGTGTTAAACCAAAACAAACACCATTATCAGATGATAATGCCTCTGTTGAAAAATGGATTAAAGAACAACCTGAATTATTCAAATATTATAAGAAATTTACTTATGATGAAATGAAAGCTGCGCTTCAAGACTGGTTAAACCCAGAAGATAGTGTTGAAAATCCGAGTGTTCCAAGTATCACTCCGAAAAAAGAAGAAGGTTATACATTAAATGTTAAATCAAAAGAATCGTTTAACGAAAGCGAATTCGACGATTTATTTAAAGATTAATAAATATGGGTAGAAAAAAAGCTAGTCTTGGGGGCGATATCTCCAAGTCTATTAAGGGGACATTCTCCCTTGATAAATTTAAAGCAGCTAAAGGTTTAGGTTCTACGAACAATACCTTTAAAGAACAAGAATGGATTCCCTTGTCACCAGCTTGGCAAGACATGGTTTCACTACCAGGTATTCCACATGGTCATATTACTTTATTACGTGGCCATTCCGATACAGGTAAAACTACCGCATTATTAGAAGTAGCAGTTAATGCTCAAAAAATGGGTATTTTACCTGTTTTTATTGTTACCGAGATGAAATGGTCTTGGGAACATGCTCAAATGATGGGACTGGAAGTAAATGTAGAAAAAGATGATGAAGGTAAAATTTCAGGCATTGATGGTAATTTTATATTTGCAGATAGAGGGCAGTTACCCACTGTAGAAGCTGTTGCGGGATTCATGGCAGATCTAATGAATGAACAGAAGAAAGGTAATTTACCGATGGATATGGTATTTCTATGGGATTCAATTGGATCTGTGCCGTGTCAAATGTCAGTAGAAAAGGCAAAAAACAATAATGAATGGAATGCTGGCGCAATGTCTACTCAATTTGGTAATTTTATTAATCAAGAAATATTATTATCTAGAAAAGAATCATATCCTTATACAAACTCTTTTGTAGCTGTTAATAAAATTTGGGTTGAAAAACCTATAGGACCTATGTCACCCCCTATTATGAAAAATAAAGGTGGTAATACAATGTTCTTTGATTCTACTTTAATTGTTACCTTTGGAAATATATCTAATTCAGGTTCATTAAAAATTAATGCTGTTAAAGATGGTAAAAAAGTAGAGTGGGCTAAAAAAGTTAAAGTTGCAATTGAAAAAAACCATATTAATGGTATTACTACAACTGGTAAAATTTTAGCTACTCCGCATGGGTTTATTTCAGAAAAGAAAAGTGATGTTGAAAAATATAAAAAAGCACATCAACATGAATGGTGTAAGATTTTAGGAGATGGTCCGTTTGAAGTAACTACGGAAGGATCTGAAGCTGAAGATTTTGCAAACCCAACTCCAACAGATGATTAAAGCACATCAAGATATACTCGATAACTTGCACGAGGGATCAGATCTGGAGCCCCTACATTTAAACAGTAGGGTGCTCCTAATTGATTCAATGAATACTTTTTTAAGATCATTTGCAATTATCCCTGCAATTAACCCCCAAGGTAATCATATTGGGGGATTAGTTGGTTTTATGAAATCTTTAGGATATGCTATAAAATTAATTCAACCTACTAGAGTAATATTAGTATTTGATGGTCAGGGCAATATTACAAATAGAAGAAACACATACTCAGAATATAAAGCTAATCGTCAAATAAAAAGAATAACTAATTTTAATGTTTTTTCAACATTAGAGGAAGAATCAGATTCTGTTTCAACTCAAATGATGAGATTATTAGATTATCTAAAAACATTACCAGTAAATATTTCTATCATAGATAAAATAGAAGCTGATGATACTATAGCATATCTATCCCAAAAATTAAAAGATGATGTTATTATTTATTCTGCTGATCAAGATTTCTTACAATTAGTAAATAAAAGAATTACAGTATATTCTCCAATAAAAAAGAAATTTTATAGACCACAAGATATTTTTGATCAATATGGTTTATATCCTAAAAATTTTATTACAATGAAGTGTTTAATGGGGGATAAATCTGATAATTTACCTGGAGTTAAAGGTTTAGGCCCTAAAAAGTTATTTAAATATTTTCCTGAATTAGGGGGTAGTGAAAAATTTACTTTAAAGGAAGCTTATAGTAAAGCTACTGAAAAAGTTGAAGAACATGGCATTTATGGTAATGTTCATTTATTCAAAAACCAACTAGAAATTAATTATGAATTAATGTCTTTAGAAGATATCCATCTTTTAGATAAAGATGAACAGGAATTAGATGAATTAATAACTACTTCTCCTAACAATTTTAATAAAGCTAAATTTTTAGGGATGTATGAAAAAGATTTACTAGGAAGAGGAATACCTAACACAGAATTTTGGTTATCGGAAGTATTTTCGTATCTTCAAAAATATAATATTAAATAAGTTATGACATTAAAGAGTTTATCACAATATGGGCCTCATTTTCAAGTTAAGGTCCTAAATTCTTTACTTAAAAATAAAAAATTTACACTTAATATAAGAGATGTAATTTTACCTTCATTTTTTGAAAATCAAGCTCACCAATGGATAGTAAAAGAGGCACTACAATATTTTGATGAATATCATTCTACACCAACAATAGATTTTCTTAAAATTGAAGTAAAAAAAATTGATAATGATGTATTAAAAACAGCTATTGTTGATCAATTAAAAGAAATTTATAAATTAATTAATGAAGATCAAGAGTATGTTGAACAAGAATTTTCTAATTTTTGTAAAAACCAATCACTTAAATCCGCCCTATTAAAATCAGTAGATTTACTACAAGATGGAATGTTCGATGATATTCGATTTACAATTGACAATGCTTTAAAAGCAGGTCAAGATAAAAATATAGGGCATGAATATGTAAAAGAAGTAGAAGCACGTTATAAAGAAGAAGATAGACAAGTAATTCCTACCCCTTGGACTATAATTAATGATAAATTAATGGGTGGTTTAGGTGGAGGTGATTTTGGTTTAATATTTGGATCACCTGGTGGGGGTAAATCATGGACAATGGTTGCTTTAGGAGCTCATGCTGTAAAATTAGGACTAAATGTAGTACATTATACTTTAGAATTATCTGAAGGGTATGTTGGTAAAAGATATGATGCTTATTTTGTAAATGAGCCTGTAAATACGGTTCATTTAAAACAAGATAAAGTAAAACAATATATTGATAATTTAAAAGGTACTCTAACTATAAAAGAGTATGCTCCAGGTAATGCTTCTATATCTACTATAGAAGGTCACATACAAAAAATGACAGATCTAGGATACTCTCCAGATTTAGTTATTATTGATTATGTTGATTTATTAAAAAGTAATACAAATGTTAAAGATGAAAAAGAAAAGTTAGATAACACTTATGTTTCTACAAAAGCACTAGCACGAACTTTAAATATCCCAGTTTGGTCTGTATCACAGGTTAATCGAGCGGGGGCTAGAGATGATGTAATTGAAGGAGATAAAGCAGCAGGGTCATATAATAAAATTATGATTACTGATTTTTGTATGTCTTTATCAAGATTACCACAAGATAAAATTAATGGTACTGGTAGATTTTTCTTAATGAAAAATAGATATGGTATGGATGGAATGACTTATCATGCAACTGTTGATGTATCAACAGGGCATATAGAAATGGATGAAAATCCTAGAGAGATTGATGAAAGTATAACAACCCCCAAACAGGTGTTTGCTAATGAACCAACTAATCAAGATAAAAATCAATTAAGTGAATTGTTCAAATATTCTTCCATTAATGAATAATATATACCATATTTATAAACCCGTTATTAAAAAGTTAATTAACAATCTATGAGAGACATTACTAAAGAGAGAATAGTTTACAAACCTTTTGAATACCAAGAAGCATCAGATTACTGGTTACAACAACATCAAGCTCACTGGCTACATACTGAAGTACCTATGATGTCTGATGTAAATGATTGGAAACAAAATCTTACTAAATCAGAAAAAAACATTATTGGTACTATTTTAAAAGGATTTGCCCAAACTGAAACTGTAGTAAATGACTATTGGTCAAGTTTAGTTACTAAATGGTTTAGAAAACCTGAAATAATTAAAATGGCTGTTACTTTTGGAGCGTTTGAAACAATTCATGCTGAAGCTTATTCTTTATTAAATGAGGAATTAGGATTAGACAATTTTAGTGAATTTTTAGAAGATGAAGCTACAATGGCTAAAATATCAGCATTAACCGAAGTTAGAGATTCTCATAATGGGGAAGCTGATTGGCATGAAAGAGCTAAATCATTAGCTATATTTTCGGCTTTTACAGAGGGAGTAAATTTATTTTCATCATTTGCTGTTTTATTATCATTTAAATTAGATAATAAACTTAAAGGTGTAGGTCAAATAGTAGAATGGAGTATTAGAGATGAATCATTACATTCAAATGCTGGGTGTTGGTTATTTAGAACTTTACTAGAAGAACATCCAGAATTAAATACACCAAAATTAAAAGAAGATATTGAGGAAGCAGCTAGATTATCTTTAAAATTAGAATTAGATTTTATTGATAAAGTATATGAAATGGGTGATTTAAAAGGATGCTCACAATATGATTTAGTATCTTTTATTAAACATAGAACTAATACTAAAATGGGTGATTTAGGTTATAAACCTATTGTTAATGATATTGACAATGCCTCAATAGAAAGAATGAAATGGTTTGATTCTTTATCAGCCGGAAAACAACACACTGATTTTTTTGCGAATCGTGTTACTAATTATTCAAAAGGTGCCCAAAATTGGGATGCAAACTCTTTATTTTAATAAAAAACAAACATGAAAAATTACTTATTTATACTATTATCTTTATTCTTATTTGGATGTAATAATACTACTAAAAAACAAGAAAAAGTAGAATCAGATCCGGTTACTATAACAATGAAAGTTATAAATAATACTGATGCTGATTTTACTGTTAATTGTTCTTGGTGTGTAGATAAAAAAGACCAAACTACTACAGTCAAAGCAGGTGGAAGTTATTTACTACAATCTAATACACATGATCCAAGTGGTACTGTATTTACTGTTCATCCAAAACCTCCAACAACAATTACTCAACCCGATCCAAGTGAAGGAACTTTTCAAATGACGTATGGTTATTGGAATGGAGCAGCTCATGTTACTTGTGATGATATTTGTAACAATTCAAACCCAACAGAAAAAACACATTATACAGGTTGTAACTGGGTATTTGATGCTGCTTTTACAGGTGGTAAAGGTATAAATTCAACCGTAACTTTCACAACTAAAACATTTACTGAGTAAAAAAATGGATAGTAATCTAATATCAAACACCGAAAATTGGGAGAAGGGTAAAGACTATCCTTCTTTCATGGATGAGATTTCAATTGCGACCTTATCTAAGGGTTATTTATTACCTGGGGAAACACCTAAAAAAGCTTATAGACGTGTAGCTCAAGCTGCTGCTAAAAGATTAAATAAACCCGAACTTGAAAATAAATTTTTTAAACTTATTTGGAATGGGTGGTTAGGTTTAGCTTCCCCAGTTATCTCAAATATGGGTACTGATAGAGGATTACCAATTTCATGTTTTGGAATTGATACACCTGATTCTGTTAGAGGAATTGGATTAACAAATGCTGAATTAATGAAACTAACTTCTCAAGGAGGAGGAGTTGGGATTTCAGTGTCTAGAATTAGACCTAGAGGCACATTAATTACAGGAAATGGTAAATCTGAAGGTGTAGTACCTTGGTGTAAAATTTATGATTCTTCTATTATTGCTACTAATCAAGGTAATGTAAGAAGAGGTGCTGCTTCAGTTAATTTGGATGTCAACCACCCAGATATAGATGAATTTTTAGAAATTCGTAGACCTAAAGGTGATCCTAATAGACAATGTTTAAATTTACATCAATGTGTAGTTGTTGATGATACTTTTATGAGAAGGTTAGAATCAAGAGATCAAGATACAATGAATACTTGGGCTAAAATTTTAAAAGCAAGGATGGAAACAGGAGAACCTTATATAATGTATAAGGATAATATTAACAAAAACAATCCTATTGCTTACATGATGAATAACTTAGATGTAAGCATGACTAACATTTGTACAGAAATTACTTTATTTACAGATGAAGAACATTCTTTTATTTGTTGTTTATCTTCTTTAAATTTAGCTAAATATGATGAGTGGAAAGATACAGATGCTGTAGAATTAGCTACTTGGTTTTTAGATGGGGTAATGCAAGAATTCATTGACAAATCAGCTGGTAGAGAAAGTTTAAAAAGAACTCATAAACATGCTTCTAAAGGTAGAGCTTTAGGATTAGGTGTAATGGGTTGGCATACATTTTTACAACAAAAAGGAATGCCTTTTAATTCAATTTCTTCAACTGCTTATACTCACAATATCTTTTCAGATATTAGAAGTAAAGCTGAAAAAGCATCAAGAGACTTAGCAGTTGAATATGGAGAACCTGTATGGTGTAAAGGTACTGGAATGAGAAATACGCATTTGCTCGCTATTGCTCCTACTGTGTCGAATAGTGTAATTACTGGTGGTATCTCCGCAGGTATTGAGCCGTTACCCGCTAATATCTACACATTTAATGGCGCTAAGGGAACCTTTATTCGTAAAAATAAAGTATTACAAGATATTTTAGTTGAAAAGGGAGAAGATAAAAATAAATATTGGGATCAAATGTTAGCTGATGGAGGATCTGCTCAAAACCTCCCAGATAACGTCTTATCTCCTGCAGATAAAGAATTATTTTTAACTTTTTCTGAAATAAATCAATTAGAATTAGTAAGACAAGCTGCTATTAGACAACGTTATTTAGATCAAACTCAATCACTTAATTTATCTTTTGATCCCGGTGATTCACCTAAATGGATCAATCAGGTTCATATAGAGGCTTGGAAATTAGGAGTTAAAACTTTATATTATTTAAGAACAGATTCTGTTATTAAGGGAGATTTAGGATCTCGAATGGCTGATTGTGTTTCTTGTGACGGATAATAAAAAAATTTATGCGAAAATATTTGGCTGCCACAGGCAGCCTTCGTATATTTACGGTATATTAATAAATAAAAATAAAGGTTATGACAATTCAAGATTTAAAAGCAGGTGATAAGTTTCAAATGGAAGGTTTAGATACTAATGGTGACCGTGTTCAATGTGATGCTACATTAATAACATATCATGGAATGAATAAATACATTATTGAATCAGATGGTATAACAATATTATATGATGGTGAGCAAGAAATTACTAAAAAATATTAATAATCATTTGGCTACCCAGGTAGTCTTTCGTATATTTACGGGTAAATAAGTAATTAATTAAATATAAAGGTTATGATGAATGTAAGTAAATTAGTAGAAGAGTTATTTAGTGGATATGCTGATGGTATTATCACAGATAGAGAATGTGGTGATATGATAGATTTAACTACCAACACTTATACTGTTGTTGTAGATAATGAGATTGAAATGAATTGGAACATAGATCAGGATAGTGAAATATCTGAGTTATAGAGAATGTGGTGATATGATAGATTTAACTACCAACACTTATACTGTTGTTGTAGATAATGAGATTGAAATGAATTGGAACATAGATCAGGATAGTGAAATATCTGAGTTTAGTTATGATTTAGCAGCTTCACAATACGATTATATTTAATATTAAAAAATAAAGGTTATGAAACATCCCGGACACAAAAACGCTAAAAATCAATATGAAGGTAGAGCAGGAGGTAATCTTTCAAAAGAATCAAAAGAATCTCATAAAAAAACAATGCACAATGCAGGACTTTCAAAAGCATTTAAAAAAAATTGGAGTATCTTAAAAAAAAAATTATAAAATAAATAAAGGTTATGGCAAAAGACGGTGGTTACCCAAAAATCCCAATTTCAATTGTATTTGCAACATCAAAAAATTCAAATGCAAGAATAAAAATGAAAACAGTTCGTAATAGAAATATTGATGAATTGATAGATTGTAATTATATTATACCTGGCATATCTGCTAAAGCAATTATTAAAGAGGTAGGTATGGGTGAATATTTTATTAAAAAATATAAGAAAAAATATGATTTATAATCCTTCACTTACGCGTAGGCAATTACAAAATAGGTTCTCTAAACTACAAAAATTAAACTACAATCAGTTTAGATGGTGGAGGATGTATGAAAGCAAAAATAAACCATTAAAAGCAAAATCTTCATTTCGTGATCGAATATTAAATGGAGATTATGATGTTTCTTGTTATTTAGATCAAGCATATTGGTGTGAACATGAAATAAATGATCTTTATGAAAGATATAAAAATGATGATGTTCAACTTCTTGAAAATACTAAAATATGGAAAGCACGTCGTTCTAGATTGATAGAAGATCATGATAGAGAGGAACATGAAAAATTAACTTCAATAGTAAATGAATTTTATAAAAATTTCCAAATCACAAAAGATGAAGTTAAAGAAGAAATGGTCAACTGCTGTGGTTCCCTAATAGATCTTTATTACATTATAGATGAAAAATATAAAATCAAATATATAATACATGAAAAAAGAGGTAGACCTAGAAAAATTGCCTGATCCCAGGAATCATCAATTAATATCATTTATAAAATCTGGTATGAGAATTATATCTTGTATTTTTGGAATATTTGGTTTATTTGGGTGGGCCTTTTTTGGATTAATACTTGCAGAAGTTGTAGGAATATTCGAAGAATTAGTTTAATTAAATTTTAATATGAAAAAAATACTTTATTTTACTGCAGCATGGTGCGCCCCATGCAAAACATTAGGCCCCATAATTGAATCTTTAAGTGGGCAAATTAACTACCAAAAGATAGATGTAGACAATGATTCAGATATGTCTATAAAATACGGAGTTAGAAACGTACCTTCTCTAGTTTTAGTAGATGGTAATGGAGAAGCACTTAATAGATTAGTAGGTGTAAGTACAAAAGAACAAATTTTAAACTTATATAATGGGTAAATTTCAATCAACAAAAATATTTGACGGGTTTAGTACAGTATTTCGTCAGTGGAAAGCAGAAGAAACACACTGTAAATATCTTCATGGTTATGGGGTTTCCTTTAAAGTATGGTTTGAAGGTGAATTAGATGAAAAAAATTGGGTTTGGGACTTTGGAGGCATGAAACGTGCTAAAAATAAAATAGACGATATGTCTCCTAAAGAATGGATGGATTATATGTTTGATCATACTGTTATAGTAGCTGAAGATGATCCTTTTGTTGAATCATTTCAATCAATGGGAGTTCATGGTGCTGCTCAAGTAAGGGTTATCCCTGCTGTTGGTGCTGAAAAGTTTGCAGAATTTATATTTAATAAATTAAATGATTTTGTTAAATTAGAAACTGAAAATCGAGTTCAAGTAATAAGAGTAGAATTCATGGAACACGGTAAAAATAGTGGTGTATATGAAGGTTAGCCATGAAGTTCCACGTTGTCTATTAAATAACAGTCGTGACTTTAATGATTATGATTATTGCCTTCCTCACTTATTAGATCAAGATGAGCATTATAGAGATTTCTTTTATGAATCTAGAAAGTTAGGTCGTCATATTATAATGGATAATTCACTTCATGAATTAGGGACAGCTTATGATCATAAAAGGTTACACCATTGGATTAAAGAATTAGAACCAGATGAATTTATAGTACCTGATGTTTGGATGAAATATGCTCAAACAGTATCAATGGCCAAATATTGGAAACAATTTAAATATCCAAAAAGAACTAAATTAATAGCTGTAATTCAAGGTGAAGATAAAAATTCAGCTTATTTATGTGCTGGTTTATTAAAGGGTTTAGGTTATGAAAAATTATGTGTTTCATATGGTGCTACATGGTATAATGATTTTTTTCCTCACACAAATGAAAATTTAGGAAAATCATTAGGTAGGATAAGATTTGTAAATGGTTTATTAAAATTAAAAGAATATAAAAATACTAAACTTCATTTATTAGGATGTTCAGTACCTCAAGAATTTGGTTGGTATGATAATCACCCACAAATAGAGTCAATAGATACTTCAAATCCTATATTTGCTGCTTTAGAGGGGAATATTTATAACAGTACAGGTTTAAAAGAAAAACCAAAATTAAATATGAATACTTCTTTTGATATTGATGGGAAAAAAATTCTTTATAATTTAGTATTAAAAAATGTTGAAATGTTCAGAAAAATAAATGGATTAAAAAAATATGACAGAAATAATTAGACATATTAGTGGGATGTGTGGTGAACATTTTCATCCAAACATTTGGCACCTTCTATTAGGAGGAGTTGGAATATCTACAGTTTTTTCTTATATTACTATATACATAAAATGTAGATTTAAAGCGTTTGCCTATACGCTTAATAATACCTGGCAAAAATTAAAATAAATTAAAAATGGCAAAAAATGTTGTAGTATCCCTGAGTGGAGGGATGGATTCTTCTACTTTATTACTTAGAGCATTAACTGAATATAATACAGTAACTGCTTTATCTTTTGATTATGGTCAAAAACATAAAGTAGAATTAAATAGAGCTCAAGAATTAGTAGATTATTTAAAAGAAAATAACCATTATGTAACATATCAAGTAATTAAACTTGATGGGTTATCTCAACTACTAAGCTCAGCTTTAGTAGATGGGGGTGATGATGTTCCTGAAGGTCATTATGAACAAGATAATATGAAAGAAACAGTTGTACCTAATAGAAATAAAATATTTGCTTCTATTGTCCAAGCTGTAGCGTTATCTATAGCAAATGACACTGAAGAAAAAACAGATATTGCTTTAGGTATTCATGCAGGTGATCATGCTATTTATCCTGATTGTAGACAAGAATTTAGAGATGCGGATGATGCTGCCTTTAGAATAGGAAATTGGGAAGCAGATCGCGTTGGATATTTTACACCATATTTAGATACAGATAAACTTGGAATATTAAAAGATGGAGAAAAACTCATCAAAACATTGGAATTGGATTTTAACGAAGTATACAAAAGAACAAATACATCCTACAAACCCTATCCCTCAGGAAACTCTGATTACAAAAGTGCTTCGTCTGTTGAACGTATTGAAGCGTTCATTGCTTTGGGTCGTAAAGATCCCGTACAATATGAGGATGAAAGTGGAGAAGTTAAATATGATATTGCGAAAACATATGTAGAAGAACTTTTATCGAGCCATGCCGCAGTATTAGGTGATGCTTAATAATTATTTTAACTTTTTAAAAAATGGGGCCGCTTAAGCGGCCTCTTTTATATATTTATTATTGTACAAAAAAACAGCTGTAAATGTCTACATTCACTAATAGGACGATCAAGTCTACTTATGATCAGTTATTACATATAGAGGGCGATCAAATTCAAAATGGATTAGGTGCTAATCTTTTAAGTGCTTCTTTTAATCTATCAGGCTCCCAAGCAATAACAGGATCTTTTGCTGTTGATGGAGATGCTCAATTTACGGGTTCTGTTAGTATGTCCGGAAATTTAATTATAGATGGTACTGCTTCTATTACCTATTTAGTAACTACGTATGAATCTGCTTCTATTATATTTGCAAGTGGTTCTACTAAGTTTGGAGATTCCTTAGATGATACTCATCAATTTACAGGTAGTGTAACCATAACGGGTTCTTTAAATAGTCCTTATATCAGTGGTTCATTCAGTGGATCATATCAAGGTGATGGTTCTGGATTAACAGGAACAATAACTTCATCACATGCCGTTACGGCAAGTCATGCTATATCTTCTAGTTATGCAGTATCTGCTTCAGAAGCAACACTGGCTACAAACATATTTGTAAATCCCGATAATACTGATACTAGTACAAATTTCCTTTTATTTGCTCAAGGTACATCTGGTAGTCATAGAGCTAATACTGATGATGTTCTTACTTATGTTCCATCTACTAACACAGTAACAGCTACTAAATTTGTAGGTGCACTAGAAGGAAGGGCAACATCAGCAGATACTGCTTCTGTAGTATTAGGTACGATTACTTCAGCCTCTTTTGCTGTTACAGCATCATATGCTGAAAGTTCATCAGTTAATATTATTACCTCTGGTTCATTTGCAGCAAGTGGTGATGGTCCATTTACTGGTTCATTTTCTAGTAGTAGATATTCTATGCTATCCGGATCAATGACTGGTTCTTATACAGGATCTTTTACAGGTAGTGGAGCTAAAATTGTAGGTGTTATTTCATCTTCATTTGCAGAAACTGCTTCGTTTGCATTAAATGCAGGTGGTGGCGCCGCTTCAGGATTTCCTTTTAGTGGATCTGCTGATATAACAGGTTCTTTAGCAGTTACAGGTACTTTCTTTGCTACTAGCATAACAGAAACATCAGCCTTAAGATATAAAGAAAATGTATCTAATTTAAGTTCTGTAGATAGTTTATATAAACTCCGTCCCGTTACTTTTGATTGGAAAGATACTGGAATTAAAGATATAGGATTAATTGCAGAAGAAGTAGAAAAACATATTCCTGAATTAGTTCACATTGATGAAAATGGAGGAGCTGATGGTATAAAATATTCTAAATTAACATCTTTATTAATCAAAGCTGTACAAGATCAACAATCAGAAATAATTGATTTAAAATCTCGTTTAGATAATTTGGATACCTAAAATAGTTATATTATATTGTGATCAATAAAATGATCAAGTGAAAGAAAAACCACTTAAAAAAATTAACATATGCTTAAACGATTAGAAGACTACGATAAAGTCTTACCGATTCTTGAATTATATACCGCAGTACAAAGTGAAGGAAGCCGAGCCGGTTATCCTACTATTGTTGTTAGAACATCTGGATGCACTCATAGGTGTTATTTTGGTGAAGGTGGGTGGTGTGATTCTTGGTATACTTCGATACACCCAGAAAAGGGAAAATATACATTTAATGATATAATTAAAATGTATGATGAACACCCCCATATTAATGAAATGATGCTTACAGGGGGTTCTCCTACTATGCATCCTACTATAGTAAACGAATTAACACATCTAGCAAATGAAAGAGAAATTTTTATTACTATTGAAACAGAAGGAAGTCATTTTTTACCTACTGATTACCCCATTAATTTACTTAGTATTAGTCCCAAGTTTAGTAATAGTATTCCTGTACTGGGAGTTGAAACACCTCAAGGTGCGATTACGGATGAAAAGATGGTCAAAAGACATAACAAATTTAGATTAAATAAAGATGCAATTAAAAAAAGTATTGATTATCATTCAGATTACCATATTAAGCCTGTCCTTGACAAAGAGCTTTCAATGGTTGAGGAAGTTGAAGAATTCATTAATGAATTAGAAATTCCAAAAAGTAAAGTATGGGCTATGCCCGCAGGTGACACTCGTATTTCTTTAATGGAAAGTTATCCTATAGTTATGGATTTTGTAAGAGATAGAGGATGGAGATTTACTGGTCGTTCTCATATAATGGCTTTTGACACTCAACGTGAAGTATAATGAGCAAAATATGGAGATTATGGGCTAAGGCTTTAGGAGAAAAAGTAGGAACCTCTAATGAAGCCGATAGAATAGCTATAATAAGAACTTTAATAGTATTACAAGCAGTAATATGTAATACTTTTATAGTATGGAATATCATCAAAAATTGGGATGACTAAAGAAGAAGCAATAAAGGTTTTAGAAACAATTAAGGAAAATGTAAATACTTGTTGTGCTATTACAATGGATCCAGATGATGTTTTGGAATTAATTGATAGTTTAGAAAAATATTTACAAGAACTTTGAAATTGAATAAAAAGTTATTATATTAAATTATGTTATGAATAAACAAAGAAAACAAATCCATACAGAGTTAGAGGTAGTGCAAGAAGGTTATGCAAATGGTGTTGCTCCTGGTTACCCACTTTCACCTGTAGAAAAAGAAATAATGATACACACCGCAGCTGAAAAGTATGGAGAGTTCCTTACTGCTTTAGGGTGTGATTGGAAAAATGATCCAAATTCTTCAGATACACCAATGCGTGTGTCAAAAGCATATGTTAAAGATTTATGGGCAGGTAGATATACTCAAATGTCTGACATAACTTCATTTCCATCTGATGGTTATGATGGTATAGTAATAGAAAGAAACATTCCCCTTACATCAATGTGTTCTCACCATCACCAAACAATTCAAGGTGTGGTACATATTGGTTATGTTGTAGGCGAAGAAGGTAGAGTAATTGGTTTGTCTAAATTAAATCGTATTGTAGAATTATTTGGTAGAAGAGGAGCAATCCAAGAACAACTTACTTCAGCTATTCATAATGCTGTAGATAAGATTTGTGAAAATAATAAAGGTGTTGTAGTAACAATTGTTGGAACACATAATTGTGTATCTTGTAGAGGTGTTAAACACCAAGGTGCCTCAATGGTTACCACTAAAGCATCAGGTGTATTTAGAGATAATAATAATTTATCACGTCAAGAATTTTTTGATAGTATTAAAATCAATAATGGAACACATTCTATATAATGATAAAATTAAATAATAAACTAATTCTTAGTTGGAACGATATTAAAAATGTTGTAGATATAGTTGCCGAAAAAATTAATAATTTAGATAAAAAACCATATTATATTTATGGAGTTCCACGAGGTGGTTTAATTCCTGCTACTTGGTTATCACATAAAACTGGGATTGAATATCGCCAAATTACATCTACCCAAATATCTAAAACAGCAGATTTATCTCATATTTTAATTATAGATGACATTTGTGATTCAGGTACAACTGTTAAAAAATTAAGAGAAAATTATCCTAAAGTTAAAATAGCTTGTTTATATTATAAAGAAACAGCAACTGAAACTCCTGATATTTATGGCGAAACAGTTGGAGAAGAGTGGTTAGTATTCCCATGGGAATTAGACGAAACTCCAGGACAACGAGATAATACTAATATACAATAATTATGGGTTCAATAAAACCAAAAGGTAAGTCAAAAGGGTTTGGAGATACGATTGCAAAGATAACTCATGCTACTGGGTTAAATAAAGTAGCAGAAGCAGTAGCCAGAGCTGCTGGTCACGAAGATTGTGGTTGTGGTAGACGACAAGATAAATTAAATGATTTATTTCCTTATAAAGTTGAAACTAAACCCCAACCAAAGGCCCCTGTATCACCTTTAATTGAATTTGAAGGAAATTATGAGGTTCTTGAACCTATTAGGTTTATATTAGCAGATGGAAACCCTATAACTTTAGAAGTAGGATCAATTTTACCTATTGATAAAGACCATCCTTTATATAAGGATGTAGAATATTATAATGATAATAGAATAATTAAACAAATAAAAGATGAGTAAACAATTAGACTTATTCGGTTTTGACAATGTTTCACAAGTACCTTTTGTGGATGAAGTTGAAATTTTTAACAAAACATTTGGAAAACCTAACAATTATGAACCAGTCATCCCCGAATACAAAGAGTGGAAATTTGTCTATGATTTTATCCTCGAAGAACTCGAAGAATATAGAGAAGCTTGCGAAAGAGGGGACATTGTGGAAGTTCTGGACGCTTTGTGTGACATTACTTATGTTTCCCTTGGGAACGGTGCTATGCTACATGGTCTTAAAGATAAGATATGGCCTGCGTATCAAGAAGTTCAGTCATCAAATATGTCAAAAGCTTGTAAAACTGAAGAAGAAGCAATGGAAACTATTGCCCTTAGAAGTAAAGAACAAAATGAAGACTGTCATTGGGAACAAATAGATGATATGTATATTGTGTATAGAACACGGGATCGTAAAGTAATGAAGTCAATTAATTATTTTAGACCCGATTTAACTAAATTTTTCACCGATGCAGAACTTTCTAAATTCAATTAAGAAAGGTTTTTTTCCATTTATAATAACATTTTCAGCTTTATCAGTTTCAGCTTCTGCTGCATTTTATTCTGTTAGTGGTTTATCAAAATTATTTGCCGGAGCTTCTTTTGAAGTAATTATTATGGCGGGTTCCTTAGAAGTAGCTAAGTTAATAGTAGCTTCTTTATTATACCAATATTGGGATACAATTAATAAATTTCTTAGAACTTATTTAGTTATTGCAACTGTAATATTAGTTTTAATAACTAGTATGGGTATTTATGGGTTTTTAAGTGCAGCTTACCAAGATACTTACCGTCAACTTACTATTAAAGATAATCAAATAGGATTTTTAGATCAAAAAAGAGAATTTTACGAAAAAGATGTATTAAGATATGATTTACAACTTGAAAGAATTTCTAATAACATTAGTACTTTATCTAATGCGAAAGTTTCAAACATCCAAGTACGAGACACCTCGGTATCTACAGGTTTTCGATCAACAATCTCTACTACAGAGCTTAGACTTGCACAAAAGCGTATTGAAGTTGAAGAAAAAAATCGTAAAGATGTTCAAGCTAAAAGAGAACAAGTAGCAGATTCATTACAAAAATATCAATTAGAAATTTTAGAATTAGAAAATAATTCTGAAGTAGCAGGTGAATTAGGACCTTTACAATATCTATCAGAATTAACAGGTATACCAATGAATAAAATCATTAATTACTTACTATTAATAATTATATTTGTCTTTGATCCATTAGCTATTTCACTTGTTGTTGCTGCTAATTTTGCCTTTGTACAAGCTTTTCCTAAACGAAAAGAAGATGTTATAATTGAATCTTATGATGAAAAGTGGGGTGATGGAATAGATGAGGCAATTAGTCTTGCTGAAAAAGAAAAAGAATTAAGTTTAGGAGATTGGGATGAGGATGAAGCTGAAAGAAGGATGGATATAATTGGTAGAAATGGTAATGATGGAGAACATTATGAAAAACTATCTAACCAATACGAGGATACATCAGAAAAGGTTCGTACATTAGAGGATAAAATTTCAGATATAGATAAATATCTTGATAAAAATGCTCCTTATTATGGAGAAAAAGCATCAGCAACTAAATCTGTTGAAGATTTTTACGGTGAAGAGAAACCAACACCTGAAGAACCTAAAAAACAGATAACTAAAATTTATGATTGGAACAAAACCGAAAGATCTGCTCCAATCCCTAAACCCCATGATATATCAGAAGATCATAGTTGGCCACCACCAGATGATTCAGATGATACTAAAACGTATTAAAAAAGTATAATTGGTTATGTATAAAAAAATCTATGAACAAGGAAAAGGCGAGAATAAACACCTTATTCACTTGTGGACAGATGCAGGTTACGAAAAAATCCAATGGGATAATTATGCTTACAGAGAATGTAGGAAAGAAGATGCTCAATTTTCAGGATTAAAAGGAGAACCATTACTCAGAACTCATAATTGGGATAGGAATACACAGGGGTTACATTTTGCTGATATTTCTGCCCACCAAAAATTCCTTATAGAAAAATATGGTATCAATGATGAACCTTCTAAATCACATAAAGAGGTTTTCTTTGATATCGAGTGTGAAATGGGTGGGGCTTTAACTGAAGAATATATTTCAAATGCACCTAAACCAATTACTTCTATTGCTTGGTATGATAAACAAGCAGATTGGTGGTCTATTGTTATTTTAGACAAAAAAGGACAATTAAAACATACTAAAACAAAAAACAAAGAAATTATTCCCTTACGATACGAGGCTGATTTATTAGATACTTTTCTAAATAAAATGGAAGAAATCCAACCAGATATATTAATTGGGTATAATAGTGATTATTTTGATATTCCTTATTTATTTCATAGAATGTGTAGTGTTCTAGGAGAACAAGATGCAAAACGATTATCTCCTATTGGTGTAGTAAAATATAAAAAAAATAACCAATATTGGTATAAAAAAGATCAATTTGTAGATATAGCAGGTGTTGAATCACTTGATTATATGAGGTTACATAAAAAATATAGTTGGGAAGATGAACCTTCTTGGAAATTAGATTCTATAGGAGAGAAATATGTTGGTGTTAATAAAATTGAGTATGAAGGTTCTTTAGATAGGTTATTTGAAGAAGATATACATAAATTTATTCAATATAACTTTGTTGATGTTGAAATATTAAAGTTATTAGATGAAAAATTACAATATCTTGCTTTAACAAAAAACTTAGCTCATAAAGGCAAAGTTCGTTATAGTGAAGTATATGCTTCTTCTAAAATACATGATGGGGCTATTTCATCTTATTTATTATCTCAAGATATTATCCCTCCAGGTAGACCTAGAGGTGAAAAAAAATTAAATTATGCTGGAGGTTATTTATTTTGCCCAAAAGCAGGTTTATACAATTATATGTTTGATGAGGATTTAACTTCACTATACCCATCAATTATAATGACTTTAAACATTGGTAGAGAAACTATTGTAGGTAAAATTGTAGATCCTGACGATCGTAACAATAGATTAGGTTTAAACGATTTAAAAGTAAAAGATTCAGAAGAAGAAATTATTATAATGGATCCTAATAGAAGATCAGATAATACTAGAAAAACTACTATAGGAAATCTTATACAAATGGTTGAAAAAAACAATTGGTCTGTAGCAGCTAATGGAACCTTTTTTAGAACTGATAAGGAATCAGTATTATCTACGGTTTTAAATAAATGGTTTAATGAAAGAGTTATATATAAAAATGAAATGAAAAAATGTTATAAAGCAGGTGATAATGAAGGTGGAGCTAAAAACCATTTACTTCAATATACAATGAAAATTTTATTAAATTCACTATATGGGGCTACAGCATTAAATTCATTTAGATATGGAATGCCTATGTCAATATTAAGTGAAGCAATTACACTATCAGGATGGCGTATCATACAAGAATCAGCTTTAGTTGCTAATCGTCATATAAATAAGGTTATGAAAAATGAGATTCAATTACATTAAAAATATGAAACACGAAGTAGAAAGTAGACCTTGGGGTATGTATGAAGTATTACTTGATTCAGATGAATGTAAAGTAAAACGAATTACTGTGGCACCAGATCAAAAACTATCATATCAATATCATTATAAAAGACAAGAACAATGGACTGTAATTAAAGGTAATTTAACCATTATTTTAGATGATGAAAAGGTATTTAGGTCACCTGGAGAATCAATTAAGATTCCTTTAGGAGCTAGGCATAGAGCCTGGAATGAAACTGATGAATTAGTACAATTCATTGAAGTCCAAACTGGAGATTATTTTGGGGAAGATGATATAGTAAGAATAGAAGACGATTATAATAGAAAATAACATGGCATTAACAAAACAAGCATTAAGACAAGGAGTACACGTTATGATAGATGATGTACTTGCAACTAAAGAAGAACTTATAAAAATGAGTGAATCTTGGAGTGAAAAAAGAGAAAATTTTTTTCGTAAAATGCTCCAACAAGGAGGAAGATTTAAATTTGATGGAAAACAATTTGATGTTAAACTTAGAGAACGTATATTAAATAGTACAGGATATTCAGATGGAGGGGTAGTTAAAGTTCCTGGAGAAAGAACATTTTAATGAAACACTTAGAAGAAACACCTTGGTTTATTTGTGATGAAGATGATACGAATTATTGTGCTTATGTGGACACAGATTCTAATTATTTTAATGCCGAACCTCTTTTAAGACATTTAAATCCTAATTTTGAAGAACTTTCAGATGAAGAAAAGGAAAGTAAACTTGAAAAAGTTGCTCTTTACTACCAAGATTATATTAGTAATCATTATGATAGCCTTGCTAGAGATTGCTTTAATGTAGAACACCATCGTCTCGAGATGAAAACAGAGGCAGTAATTCGTTCTGCCTATTTTAGAGCTCCAAGACGTTATGCTCAGTGGATTACAAAACAAGAGGGTATTAAAAAAGAAATATTAGATGTAAAAGGTCTAGAATATAAAAAATCTAACTTTCCTAAAGTATTTGGTAATTTTTTTAAAGATGCTCTTGAAGATGTTTTAAAAGGTACACCTCAAAATGAAATTGATACTCGTATTTTAGCTTTTAAAAAGAAAATATTACATGATATGCCTATTGAAGAATTAGGTAATCCTACTGGAGTTAAAACATTAAACAAATATATCGAACGCAAACCTGTAGGGGGCGAAGCATTCACTATTATACGTAAAGGTGCACCTGCTGCTGTTAGAGCAACCATTAAATATAATGATTTAATTAAATATTGGAAGTTAGATAAAAAATATAGCACTATAGTTCAAGGTGATAAAGTAAAATGGATTTATATGAAAAAAAATCCATACAATATAGAAGCATTAGCTTATCTTGATTTTGATATGCCTGATAAAATTAGAGATTTTTTAAATCGTTTTGCTGATAAAGAAAAAGTATTTGAAACTATACTATTAAATAAATTAGAAGGATT